CCCACTACCGCAAGTGCTCCCTCAACAGCACCCAGGGCTACATGGACGTGGAAATCTCCCTCTACCCCTTCGAGGGTGCCATCCCCGTGCCGCGTTACCTGGTGGGCGCCTACGAGGCCTCCCTGGACCGCGACAACAACCTCCTGAGCTCCGTGGTGAACAACACCGCAGCCTTCCGAGGCGGTAACAACACCGCAGACTGGGACGGTACCTACCGCTCCCTCCTGGGCCTTCCCGCCACCAACATCAGCCTCACCAACTTCCGCACCTACGGCCAGAACCGTGGCACCGGCTGGGGCTGCTATGACTGGAACGCGCACCTGGCTATCTACTGGCTCTTCGCCATCGAGTACGCCACGCTCAACAGCCAGAAGAACTTCGACTCCTCCCTCACCGAGGAGGGCTTCCACAAGGGCGGACTGGGCCCCGGTGTCTCCAACATCGACAGCACCAAGTGGAACACCTACAACTCCTACAACCCCTTCGTGCCCTGCGGCGTCACTAACTCCCTGGGCAACAACACCGGCGTCGTGGAGTTCACCTTCTCCGAAGCTCAGGCTGAGGCCTACGGTGCGGAGTTCACCACCAGCGTGCCCAGCTATCGCGGCGTGGAGAACCCCTTCGGCCACATCAACAAGTGGGCGGACGGCATCCTCTGCGTCGGCAACGGTACCTACCAGGAGGTGCACATCAGCCGCACCCCTTCGCAGTACGCCAGCGCCCTGAACGACTCCTACATCGACATGGGCCACGAGGCAACCGCCAACGGCTACTGCAAGGCTATCCTGGCCACCGGACCGACGCTGGACCAGACCAAGCGCGTCTACGGTGACATCATCGACCGGGATGACAGCGGCAGCGCCAGCACCTACTTCTGCGACTATCACTACCATGATAACACAGATGGAGGCCTCCGCGCCGTCTGCGTCGGCGGTAGCGCTAGCGGCGGCACGGGTGCCGGTCTCGCTTGCGTGTACGCTGACGGCGGTGTCGGCAGCGCTCTCGCGAACTTCGGCTCTCGCCTTTGCTGGTCTGAGTAGCCTGCGCCCTTCCCACGCCCCACGAACCAGGGGGCCACATCGCGGTCCCCTGGTTTTTAACGAAAACGAAACGAAACGACCATGGAAGAAGAAAACAAGGAAATCATCGACGACGGCACGCTTGCCTGCCTGAACATCCCCGCCGACCGCGCCAAGAAGCGCTTCACCTGCCCGGAGGAACAGCAGAGCAACCTCATCGGCCGCACCTTCTGGATCATCGACTTTTTTGATAACGTGCCGAGCCGCTACAGCAACGACCGCTACCTCATGAAGATCAAGTTCGAGAAGGACGATCCGGAGAGCGCCGCCCGGAAAGTATGGACCGGCTCCGAGGACATCAAGTTCATCCTGGACAAGCTCCGGGAGATGAACAAACTCCCCAGGAAGGTCACGCTGAGAAGGGACGGCAAGAACCACTTCTTCCTGGAGTAGATTTTTCGGTTGTCTGGGGGAGCCTCCGCGCCGTCTACGTCGGCGGTAACGCTAACAACGGCACGAATGCCGGTCTCGCTTACGTGAACGCTAACAACGGTGTCGGCAACGCTAACGCGAACATCGGCTCTCGCCTCAACTGGTAAAGATGAAAATATAAGCCCCCAGAAACCCTGCCCCTCGGCAAAAGATGACGCTGACAAAACGCTGTGTTAGTAGCAAGGACGAAAGCTCGGCATAAGACCAGCAAACGATGAAACGATACGACCTTTTATACGACAAAATCTACTCCCTGGAGAACCTCCGGATCGCTGACCAGAAGGCCCGCAAGGGCAAGAAGCGCAGCCGGGGCGTCAAGCTCTTCGACGAGGACCGGGAGGGCAACCTCCTCCGCCTCCATGAACTCCTGAAGACCGGCCAGTACCAGACGAGCCGGTACCACTTCTTCAAAGTCTACGATCCGAAGGAGCGCACCATCGCGTGCCTCCCTTACTATCCGGACCGCATCGTCCACCACGCCATCATGAACGTCCTGGATCCCATCTTCACCAAGATGTTCACCGCTGACACTTACGCCTGCATCAAGGAGCGAGGAGCCCACCTCGCCCGCAAGCGTATCATGAGGGCCATGCGCCGGGACGCTGAGGGCACCAAGTACTGCCTCAAGCTGGACATCCGGAAGTACTACCCCTCCATCGACCACGACGTCATGAAGGGCATCGTCCGGAGGAAAATCAAAGACGTGAGGACTCTGGCCCTGCTGGACGAGGTTATCGACAGCGCTGACGGCCTTCCCATCGGCAACTACATCAGCCAGACGCTCGCCAACGTCTACCTCTCCTACTTCGACCACTACGTAAAGGAGGTCCTGAAGGTGAAATACTACTACTACCGCTACGTGGACGACATCGTCATCCTCTGCGACAGCAAGGACCAGCTCCGCGCCTGGTACCACGCCATCGAGAAGGCCCTGGCCAAGCTCAAGCTCCAGGTCAAGCCGAACTGGCAGATCTTCCCGGTGGACGCTCGCGGCCTGGACTTCCTGGGCTTCGTCTTCTATCACTCCCACGTGCGCCTGCGCAAGCGCATCAAGCGCAACCTCTTCCGCACCCTCGCGCACCTGCGCAAGGTCTGCAAAACCACCAAGGAAATCCGGCTGGCCGTTGCCTCGTACATCGGCTGGCTCAAGTATACCAACTCCCGAAACCTTATCAACACTTTAAACACTTTTTCTTATGGCAAAGTCTTTTAGCACTACCCGCCCGGAGAAGGTCGCCCAGTACGACCACTCCCACGTCATCCTCTCCTACAACATCGTAGCAGTGGAGGCCACCGAAGACCGCGAGGCCGGCTTCGAGTTCGACACCCTCATCGTCGCCAAGGCTGAGAAGGGCGCCATCGTCGAGGCCATCGTCCGCGAGCGCTTCAGCATCAGCGACGAGCTCGGCATCCAGCGCCAGCGCTCCACCAAGAAGGCGGAGTTCAACGAGTACAACGACTTCGTGGAGGCCGCCAAGGCCACCGCGGACGCAATCCTCGCCGAGTAATGCGCCTGAAGCTCATCCGCAGATACAAGAAGGACACCTACACCATCGGGCAACTGCTGGTGGACGGTGCCTTCTTCTGCAACACCCTGGAGGACAAGGACCGCGGCCTCACCCAGGACATGCCGCTGCCGGTCATCAAGGCAGCCAAGGTCTACGGCGAGACGGCCATCCCCGCCGGGGTGTACGACATCGACATGGAGACCCGGTCCCCGAAGTATGCGGGGGTGGAGTGGTACCGCAAGCTCAACGGCGGCTACATGCCGACGATCTGCGAGGTGCCCGGCTACACCCGCGTCCTCATCCATCCCGGCAACAACCCCCTCGACACCATGGGCTGCGTCCTCGTGGGCCAGAACAAGGTGAAGGGCCAGCTGGTGAACAGCCGCGCCACCTTCGCCCGTCTCTACAAGCTCATGAAGGACGCCCACGACCGTGGCGAGGACATCACCCTGCAGATCTGCTATGAGTAGCGCAGCACGTGATCCCCGGAAGAACCCGGAGCCGGGCTGGTGGGTGGCGCCCTTCGTCTTCTACCTCATCGTCGGCTTCGCCATCCTCCTGGTGATGGTGACCTCCTGCTCCCCGCGCATCATCGAGACCATCCGCTACCAGCGGGACACCACCTACGTCCAGCAGGTGAAGGTGGACTCGGTCTACCGCCGGGACTCGGTCTTCGTCAGGGAGAAGGGCGACACCGTCTTCATCTACAAGGAGCGCATCCGCGACCGCTACGTCTTCAGGCACGACACCCTGCGCCTCGTAAAGGTTGACAGCGTGGCCGTAGAGCGCGTCAAGGAGGTTAAGGTAGAGAAACCCTTATCCGCGTGGAAATCGGCCAAAATAGGGGCTTTTTGGTGGCTGGTGGCCGCCGTGCTCCTTCTCCTCCTCTGGACTTTCCGCAAACCAATCCTCAAATTATTGCATCTATGAGAAAAATCTGGGACAAAATCGTCGCCTGGGTGCTGAGCATCCCCGCCGACAAGCGGCTGCACTTCGTCTGCGGCCTCATCATCGCCGCCTTCTTCGCCATCGCGCTGGGCATGAAGTTCTGCTTCTGGCCGGTGATCTTCTTTGCCGCCGGCAAGGAGGTCTTCGACATCTTCTCCAGCGGGCAGAAGTTCGACTGGAAGGACTTCGCGGCCACCCTCCTGGGGGCCGTGGTTCCTCAGGTCTTCGTGCTTCTCCATCTTTGGTGGTTCTGACCTCAGGGAGCCGGGCCCGTCGGAAAGGCTGCGAGCTCCTGGAGCGGGGGAGTCCTTCGGGGCTCCCCTTGTTGCATAAAAGAAGCCCCGGACCTCACGGCGCAGGGCTGCAACGCATAAAACGCAAAATTTATCACCCAAATATACGAACAAATCCGGCTTTTCTTTCAATTTTCCGACAAAATGCAAAAAAATTTGCAACTTTTTTCGAAGTTTGTTTGAATTTTCAAAATAAAAATTCTATCTTTGTACCCAGAAAACAACAAGAACCCTTAAAACCCGCACACAATGAAATTCGAAACCACCTACACCGAGCTCGCAAGCATCTACGCCTCCATCGCTAAGGCCGACGCTAAGTACCAGGAACTCCTCAACGCCTCCCGCGCCTACACTGACGCCTCCGACGCCTACGCCGCCTCCGGCTACCTCATGAGCAAGGCCAACGAAATGAGCGAGGCCTTCGACCTCCGCGACAAGGCAGAGAAAGCCCTGCTCCGCACCTACTCCAAGCTGGTCGACCTCCTTGGCATCAACCGCAAGGAGCGCTACGGCGAGGAGGCCTACTTCCTGACCCAGTCCAAGCGCTGCGACGGCTCCTTCCTTTACATCGCAAAACGTGAGGCCCTTCGCCTTGCCAAGACCCTCTAAACATAAACCTGGGGCTCCGGCCCCCTTAAACCCTTTCACCATGAACAAAGCACAACTACAAGCCAGCCTCGCCTTCAACGGCGAGACCCTCGCAGAGGCAGAGAAAACCCTGCGCCGCATCCAAGCGGAACCCTACCCCCAGCGCCCCTACTTCCAGGAGCGACTCAACGCCGCCCGCCGGCTCGTCTACGAAATCAAGGCGCACCAGCACCGCCTTCAGGAACAACTCGCCGCGCTATGAGTACCATCCTCCGCAAGCTCGACGGCCGCACCAACGTGGTCGTCGAAGAGCGGCCCCTGACAATCAGCCGCACCGACTTCATCGAGGCCATCGAGACCCTCTGGCCTGCTGCCCGCTTCGAGTACAACGACGAGCTCGTCCGCGTCTCCGTCTGGCCGACCATCGCCAGCTCACTCCTCACCCGTCCCCGTTACATCTTTGAGCTCTCATAGCCATGGAAATACGACTCAGAGACGGCCTCGGCCGCTACCACACCGTCGAGCTCCCAGAAGGGACGAAAGAGGTCGTCGGCATCACACTCTCCGGCGACGAAATCCTCATCTATCCCGTCTACTGCGACCCCATGTGGGAGCACCGTGTTACGGACTTCTACGACGGCCCCTTCTGCCGCGTCTTTGTAGACGGAGAGTGGAAGGAAAAAGACATCCCAGACACAAACGAAACAACTGAACAATGACAACCGACGAAATCATCCAAGCCTTCCAGAAGGTCAAGACCGAAGACCCCAAGACCTACTACAACGCCATGGGCGCAGGGGACGACGGCATCAACATCATGCACCCCTTCATCGGCGACGCCTACGCCCTCGGCCTCGTAGCCGGTGCGAAGTACGCCCTGGAGCACTTCACAAAATACCCCCCCCGGCAGGTAGACCTTCTCTGCGCCGGTCTGGGCGCTCTCAGTAAGCGCGTGAAGGACCGCATCAAGAACAACGACAAATACCCGGACCGCCCCAACTCCGCCAAGCACAAGGCCCACAAC